CCTTGGGCCTATCTGAGACATCAGGGATGATGTTTCCGCGAAACCAATGTGATTGCAGAACCCAAACGGACCGGGTGTTATAATCCGCTTACGTTTGGTTGCACTTGCGTGTTTCACGCCATATCACATTTTCTGTATGGAAAGGTTTAGCTTATGACTACCACTCGTTTCAGACAGGGCGACGTGCCTATTGACCCTAGGGCCAATAATCACGGTGCATGGAACTCTCCCATTTATTTGGGAGCGTTTAGAGATAAAACGACCGTTTTTCAAAACGGCGTTCCTGTGTACGGATGGGGTAACCCCTATTCTGCCCAGTCGTTTACTCCAGATGTCTCCAGTGTTGCGTGGCTTCGTACTTGGGATGAACTTCATACCCGTTCGAAGCGACGCACGACCGAGTTTACCCAACCGGGTGATCGGCCGTTTTATAACACTGGTGGACCTTTCTTGAGTATCAGAATCGAGTCGGGACTCCCAGCTATGGGAGTCTCGGGATCTGGAACATACTATTCTACTGGGGGGGACCACCGCTATGAGGGTGGCTTTATGCCACCTCCTAATAGTTGGTGGGGTAATGACTGGGCTTCTGTGCCCGGTGCATATACTTCTCAGTCGAATGCGTTGTTGCCAGACGTGGCGTCGTACTATGACAGAGCTTGGCGAATGGCCAAGCCTAAGTTGGAGATGGCTAGTCTGTATGTCTTCTTGAAAGAATTTGAAGACATTGTACCTCAATTGCAGACATCGTCCGAATTACTTGGACGGCGTTTTGCAGGCGAGTACAAATACTTTAGTGGGAATGTAGGCTCTCGAGCGATTAATATCTCTCGATCGGCTCAGACCGATAAAAAGTTTATGTACCCTAAGTTTGCAGCTAACCAATTCATCAACCAAGAATTTGGTTGGGCTCCTTTCCTTGGAGATCTTAAGTCGTTTTATACGACTTATCTCGACGCTTCCGAAATCATCAAGAAAATTACAGATGAAAACGGTAAGTGGGTAAGGAAATCTGTCTTAGTGTCCAAAGACGATGTAGACTCGGTACTACTGGAGCACACTGAACCGTTTAACTCTACGAGTTATTCAATTCCTTGTTTCCCAGTAGGATTTCCGAGCTACTTCTTTACTAATCCGCCTTCGTGGTCTATAACGGAGAAAACTTCGCTATCGATTCACGCGAGTGGAAAGTTTAGATTTTATCGTCCCGAATTTGATATAACCTTACCTGACTATACGTCAGCCTGGAATCAGGTTATGAGATACGTAAAGATTTACGGTCTCGAAGTAAGTCCATATCATATTTGGCAGGCTACTCCTTGGACGTGGTTGGCCGATTGGGTGACAAACATTGGATCTTATATCCAACGTATGTCTGATACCCTTGAAGACCAAGTAGCCGCGGCTTATTTCTACATCACCGCCCATAAGCGTATAGAGCGTACCTTTACGGTAAAGCTTCCATTCGCAACAGGGCTTAAAACTTTGTCTTGGGTGAGAAGTTTCTCCTCAAAACAGAGGGTGAGTGCAGACAGTCCATACGGATTCCGCGTCTCGTGGGATAGTTTGTCCCCCGAGAGATTAGCGATACTAGGTGCTCTAGGCATAACTCGTCATGGTCCCGAGAGGGGCCGTGTCTAATTTTGCACTATCACTGTGTATCTTCCTCTAGTCACCTTTATACAGCCTGTTCCACTGGGAACGGAATGGGTCGGTGCTAGATTAACTCCCCATTAACTCTGGAGAATCAACCATGGCACTGTCCGATCCTAGAACCATTACCATTGCTACAGTTGCAAAATCACTTGCACGCGTTTTGACTGCCGGAATGAAATCCGTCTATCAAACTGCTGACAAGTTTCTCACTCAAACGGTTTCACACCAAGAGAGTGCGAAGCGCGTACGATCACTCGTACGCTACGATGAGCATGCTATCGTTCCAGATCCGTTGACTTCGGTTAACGCCTGGGAGGATATGTCCATTCAGATTGTGTTTGATAGGCCCATCACTGGGTTTACCGCAACACAAGTGAATGACCTGTGGTCGGCCGTTAAGGCCGATATGGATAGCACTTTTGTTACCAAAATTTACGGTGAGGAGTCGTGATGCTGGAAAGTATCACGAAGCTCGTCGTACATATTATCGTTGAAGTCGGAAACGACTTGTTACAAGGGTTTGTCTTTTATGGCATAGCCCGAGTTGTCTTCCGAAAGGAATTTCGAAAGGCAAACGATAGGTAACATTCCTTTAATGTGCAGATGGTGTGGTTCTTTACCGCGCTTCTGCGCGGTAAAAAGGGCATAGACGTGGCTTGAAAGATTACCTCCGGTTTTAGGAGGGACTTTGAAAAGCAACGTAAGTGATCTTCTAGAGGTTATCGAGCAAGTCTATATAGATAGCTCGATGAAGTGTTCCGCTGATGTCTTTGATTTACGTGACCTGGAAACAATCAAGTCACGGGTCGAAAATGAGGGTGTGTCTTTTTTGACAATTACCCTGCCGCAATTCTCTAAAGACTTCGAAAGAAGCTTAGAGATTGGCTTTATTGACCCAGCATGTTTCACAGGTTTTCACCGACTGAAACATGAAGCAATCCCTGAATTTCTTCAAGGTATGCTTGGTCAAATTTTCGACCGTAAGACAGGAAAGGTATTTTCGTATGAATCCCTCGATCAACATTCGTCAATTGATGGACTGGCTGCCAGTGATTTTCCTACTATTGTTGAATCTGTACGACAAATATGTCGTACATTCAGCAAAGTGGAACTTGACTGTACCCCCAAAAGGGTTAAGTCGGCACTTGACAGCTTTTACGAAATTGAGCGTGAACTTCAAGAGTTTAAAGCATCGGACGAGAAACATTCCAAGTTTTTGGCTGTTTCTCGTGTGCTCTGGGATAATATGGTTAGGGATTTTATTCCTAGCAATATATTACCCAAACACGGACCAGGTGCTACGGCAGATAAAATTTCCGGAAACGGAAAGTATATCTGGCGTCGTTGGCATGATCGTCTCGAGCACTACTTCCCTCTGGTTGACAATGGATATCCATTGGGTATTCCATTGGAATCAGAGGAGCTCGAAATTGTAACGATTATTCCGCAGGACGATGAGCAACCTGTAAGGGTGATCACCGTTCCTAAAACCTTGAAGTCTCCCCGAGTCATCGCAGTTGAGCCTGTCTGCATGCAATATGTGCAGCAAGGTATTCGAGATTATCTTTATGATAAACTCGAAACCTACTGGTTGACTGGTGGACGGATAAATTTCCGTGACCAGTCTATAAACCAGCAACTTGCTTTGGCTTCGTCTAGCGATGGTCAGTTGGCAACAATTGATTTATCTGAAGCTTCAGATCGGGTTCCACTCGATCTTGCTATCAGAATGCTTGACGGTAATCTCGATCTTCGAGATTCCGTCTTAGCTTGTCGCTCAACGAAAGCGCAATTACCAGATGGGAGGATTATATCCCCCCTTAGGAAATTTGCGTCAATGGGTAGTGCTCTTTGTTTTCCAATTGAGGCTATGTATTTCTACACAGTATGTGTATTAGCCTTATTGGATGCGAATGACCTTTCCTACACACAGAGAAACATCTTTTTGGTTTCTCGTGATGTGTACGTGTATGGTGACGATATTATCGTTCCATCCACGAATGCGGACGTTGTTCTCGATTACCTGCAAGAATACCACTGCAAGGTAAATTCCGCTAAAACTTTCTATCGTGGAAACTTTAGAGAGTCCTGCGGTCTTGACGCATTTAACGGGTATGAGGTAACACCTACATACATCCGACATGTGTGTCCTGAGAACAAGAGACAGTACAATTCGCTTATTTCTTGGTGCGCGACTGCCAATCTCTTCTATAAGAAGGGATATTGGCGTACGTGTACTCTCATGTTTAATAAACTTGAGAAGATATTAGGGTCTTTACCCTATGTCTCTGAAACTGCGAGTGTACTTGGCCGGTACTCGTTTCTTGGGTACGAATCCGCCGAAAGGTGGAATCGTGATTTACAGCGTCTTGAAGTAAGAGGCTGGAGTCCCAAGCCAGTTTATCGCTCTGATGAACTGGACGGGTGGTCTGCGTTAATGAAGTGCTTTATGAAAATGCAATCCCGAGAACGAATAAAGTATTTAGATACTTCTCCCTTCCACGGTATGCATAAAGTAGAGGACCTCTTTAGCGAGATCGAGCGGATTAGCAATTTGCTATTCCCATCTACGGCTGATCAAATCCCAGTTTCCTATGCTTCAGACCCTTACAGGATCTGAGCTCACAGGATGACAGGCATTTGTATCATTCTGCACTGCACGGCGCAGTCACACTTAAACGCCGTTGGGCCCCCACACATTAGTGGGGGGTCTGGGTTAAAATCCAGAAAGGGTTGCAACAAACAAAATTCTCTTTGAACCGGAGAATTTTGGCAGAGCAGCAACCCTGCCC